GTTAGCATCCCATGTAATGATGATGATAGCAGCTCCGCTGCGTTCATGGCTGTACCATCAAAAATATTTTCTGATCTTTTATCACCTTTAGATCTTACAGTGGTGACATCAGCTCTTCTGGGTAATACATAATCTGCAATCTCTTGCCAATGCTCTTCCCAGTTTTTTCTTTTGCCTTTAATTTGCTGAAAGCTAGCAGCTACTTCTTTTGCATTTTTCATCTAATTAATTTATTTCTATTTTTAGTTGCAGATCCACTGAGTAAATTTGCAAATGATTTAACACCTTTGTTATATTTTTGATCCATTGTTATCGGTGCTTCTTTCTTATTTTTATTGCCAGTTATTGCTTTCATTGCCATCATAAATGGTGTACCGCCAGCTTCTACCATTGCTGGAACTATGCCTTTTTCTTTTTTCGGCTTAGGAGTGTATTGCATATAGTCTGTAGTTTTTTTGCCTGGTGCAGAATTCATATTTCTTAAATATTCTGGATCTTTAGCTTTGCCACCAAAAACAGCTCTACCAGCATCTTTAAACATTTCTCCAAATGTCGGTGCGTTTGCAACAATGTTTCCAGTATAGTCTGTTGCTTTTGCTCCAGTTATGGCTACTGGTGAACCATCTCTTTGAGTTAAATTTCCAACAGATCCTGAACTTGTAGCAAAATTAACACCTCTTCCATAGTTGGCAGCTTCTTGTAATTCTGCTTCTCTCTTCTTAGATATNTCACCGCCAGTCATAATATTTGACATTAGCTCTTGTGTGTTTGCTGCTCTTTTCTGTTCTCTTGATTTTGTTGCTGCTTCTGATCCCATTTAACCGCCTAACAATGTTTTTGTGTAAGTATTAGCCTCACCCATAACACCTTTATTAGAAGTTAGTATTGTATTGGTATAACCTTTTTTCTTTTTTTTAAGACTAGCTTCTGCTTCTCTATTCAAAGTTGTCTTTTCTCCAGTTGTTGATGATACAAACTCCTCATTTGGCTGCGTTGGTGGCAGCGGAACTGGATCAGGTATCGGTGGAGGTGGTGGTGGCATTTTTGGTTTTTTAAATAATGATCCCATCTTAATTCCTTCCTAATGGATTATAATTAACACCCTCCGCAAATCTTTGCGGTGGTCTAGAGTTCTCTAAATCTAATTCTTGTAATGCAACTGCGGTGGTTCTCCAGGCATCTGCAAAATGGCTTGAATGATCGTGAACTGGTTTAGAGAAAATTTTTTGTTTTTCTATCCATTTACGATGATACCATCTCATGGCATCTATAAATGGCTTACATCTTTCTCTATCAATGTAAGATTTAGCTAGAAGAATTTGTCCAGCATGGAGTCCATCTTCTATCGGTAGTTTTGGACACACTTTTATTGGTCGCATCCCCATACTCATTGCGTATTCTTTTCGAGTATGACCAGTAGACATTTCTCTATGCTCAATATCATGTGGCATAATATAATTTCTAATATTGTAATCAGATTTTCTAATAACATCAGCATAGTGATCTAGGCTTTGATTATTATTTGTGTAGCAATCTATTACAAAAAGAGCTCTACCAATTTGTTGTGTATATAAAACTGTAGTCGCATCAGATATACCCAGATCAAACACAACATCTACTGGATATCCTGGATCATACGGAAAACGACCTAATCGTTTTTCGTTATCCATTTTTTCTAAAATTTTTCCATAGACAGATCCACTTATATTGGCAGTCCAGGAGCACTCAAACTCTTGCTGATACTGGTCATCAGTCATCATCTTCTTAGCAGCAGCTAGTTCGCCAGCATCTACTAATCCAGTTTGCGATGCTTTATGCACGCAAGTGTACCATTCTGCATCTGTCTTAGCTTGTTCATACAGATCATAAAAACTATTCATGCCTTGCGGTGTTCCAATAAATAAAACTCTAGAATGAGGAGCTCTATCTGACATGGCTGGTCTAATGACCTCTGGAAACATTCTGGCATCCATTTGTGCGTACTCATCACAAACAACAAAGTCAAAATATTGACCTCTAGCTGCATCCACATTCTCTGCACCAAACAATTGTATTCGACCACCAGTAGGGAAGTCTGCACGCAGCTCTGTTTCGTTAAACTTAATACCAGGTATCTTCCTGGAAAATTCTTTTAAGGCATCCCAGGCTACTAATTTAGACTGCACCCTAGTTGGAGAAAAGAAAGCTCCTCTAAAATTCTTTAATTTATAAGTTAATGCCAGCTTTATACTGTGATTTAAAGCAAATATAGTCTTACCAGCTCTTCTGTGCATGACCGCTACACAGAAACGATGCTTGCCTAGTGCATTATGTAAGTCTAGTTGCTGTGGTCGTGGCTTGTAAGGTATCTCTATTATCTTCAATGTAGTGTATCCTTGATGCTAGAGTCTATAAAATCTATTCCTAGTGTTTCGCATATTAACCTGGCAGCTATGATTGCAGATATGTCATCCCTAAAATCTCTAATTTTAAGTATTAAAGTTTTAGTTTTTTCATCTATGTAAAGTTCTGCGGTTAGCTGTACGTCTGTCGGAGTGTCTGATGATCCCATGATATATATATATACAAATGCACCCCAGAATTTTGGGGTATCGGCAACTAATATGTTCGTATTTTGTTCTTATAATCTGATTTTTTTAATCTTTATAGCAGCTCCAGGCTGAGTCGCTGATGTAATGTCCTGTACTCTTGATTGTCTTTATTAATTTATCTCAGCTTGGTCAATTGTCTGGTCAATTTTAAGATCCGAACCTCTTGTCGTGCGTGCGAGAGCTGCCTGTTTGCCTAACGTACTGGGATCTTTATTAGCCTCATCTTCTTTCCAAAGTACAGTAATGACATTATCTCCTTCATTAACTACAGTTTGTTTATCACCAAATACACTAACAAGTTTGCTAGCTACCCACCTGGCATGATGTAATCTTTCTCTATTCCATTGAACCTGGCTTGGCTCTACTTCAGTATCTAATAGATCTTGCATCTTATCTAACCAGGTCATTGCTCCCATACGTCTAGCATCTAATATTCTTTCTTTAATCTTGTTATCAGCTTTACACCAGGCATTGACTGTTGATAGTCCTGGCATCTCTTTTGTCTTACAGATCTTTGTTAAGGTTTCACCTAGCTCTAATCTATCAATCAAGTCCGATAATACTTTTTCTGATTTCTTCATAACTTTTATCTTTATATTGTTTTAAATTCATCCTGGCTTTTATTTTGCCTTCTAATGTCGTTTGACCATCCGACATTCCGCCATGATACTTGCAGAGGTATCTACCATTTTTTTTTAATATGCCTTTTGCTCTACATTGATTGCGATCATACTTACGAATAGCCTGACAGAATATTTTTTTGGATGGTCTACCTACCATAGATATTCGGTAGTGTATAAAAATTAGTATAGTATCTTGTCAATTATGTCTACTATTCTTTTATCTCTTCTATTAGTTTCTAATAACATGGATAAATAGATTAGCTCCTCTTCATATTTGTTTTTTGCTTTTCTTCTGTCTAGTGCTAGAGCTCTTCCAATATGTGTCCANGGATATCTCTTAGCACGCAGCCAAATNAATCTTCTCATATCTTCATCTTGTACAAATTCTAATAATATTATCTGGCTAAACCACCACCTGGTTATTTGTCTGCCAGAAGGTCTAACGACTATTTTTCTGCTATTATAGCCTTTATCTAGCCAATCTAGCTTGTTGTAATCAACCCAACTAGACATCTTTTGGTGTTTTATAACATTAGGCAATCTTCTATCAGTACGAGCTGCCTCATTAAAAAACTGATCTAGTACAGCTAGATTTACTTTTTTCTTATCCAAGGTTTCACTAATCCTAAATAAACTGCTTCTTGCCAGGCTTCTTTACTTGTATCTGGATTTAAATATCTACTGTACCAGTCCTGAGTCTTTTCCATGCTCTCAGTTTTCTTCATGTACCTTCTTCTAATTGCTTCAGGTGAGTTGTATGCTAGTTTTTTTTCTTCTCTAACTGCTCTGTAATTTATATTGAGATTTTTTGTAAAGTTAGAAAGTATTTTATCTACATCTACTTTTTTATTCATCTGCTCCTCTACAGTTGGTTCATTATGTTTAATTATATTAGTTAATTGGTCTGCCATATCTGTCGTGCTATTTCGGTCAATTGTGTCGTGTGTCGTGGACAGATCTGTCGTGTGTTGTTCTCTGTAAATGATCTCATAATCTGTAGCTCTACCTGGATAACCTTTTTTCTTGATCCGAAGGTAGCCACATTTGACTAGTGATGTTATTCCCCTGGATACACTCCTGAGTGATAAATTTGTGTCCTCTGCGAGTCTTTGGTGTGATGGGAAGAGAGCTCTTGTTTTATTATTTTCTCTGTCTAATAAATAAAACATAACTCTTCTTGCAGCATCATTTAATTCTCTTTCCGCATTGACAAGTTTTAGTAGTTTCCATTTGTGGATCATAAATATTAAATTTTATTTCCTTAAACTTTGTGTAAGAGGATTTATAGATAGACTGTCTACGACCAGTATCAGTTATCTCTCCTTTTAAAACGATCAGATCAGCTGCAACAACCCAATAGGTTTTATGCTCTTCAATTATCCATCCAGTAGAGAAGGCTGGAGCTAGACTGATGGTTGAGTCTTTGAGCTCCTTCCAGCCAATTGTATCTTCCATCGGATCTAACCAGTAAAATATTCCAAATCTTGGATTGTCTTTAGAAGAAATCATTGGCTAAAACCTTTTCCAATGTTCTAGATTTTATTTGTTGAATGTTTTTTCTTGTCGGTAATGTTTCACCCTTGCACCATCGGTGGACAAGTCTGGCTGCATTAGATTTATCTCCAAAACCCAAGAATATAGCCAGTTTTCCATAAGTTAGGTTGTTTTGAACCCTAAATGTTTCCAATTTCATAGCTATAATATCTACACTTTTAATGCTAATTGGCAAATAAAATTAGTTTTTTAAATTAATCTACTTGCATTTACGATGAATAGCATTAGATTCTATAATCAATATGATAGCACTAAAAGAATACAGCAACGTGGACAAGCAAATAAATAAACATCTGAAATCTTTAATAGAAGATTTAGAATTAACGCAAGAAGAAGTAGCAGATAAAATTGGTATTAACAAAATACATTTAAACAAAGTTTTAAATGGTAAGGCTGAGGTATCAATGGATCTAGCAAAAAAATTATCATCACTAACTGAATTTAATTCAACACCACAAGAAATATTATTTCCACCATTAGAAATAGAATGTATTGGTGAGATGTTTCCAATGGAAAATGTGAGTCTATACAAAACAGAACGACCTAAAATCATGTGTAAATTCCCTATATCACCAGGTTATATCTGTCTAAAATCTTACTTGATGCCAAGAATACAAAGAGATGCAAATCCTAAAGAATCAGGTTATGACGTTTTAGTTTTTGATGGCAAGTACATTGAAAAAGATACAATGGAAAAAAATTTTGATAATCGTTTTTGTTTAGTTCACACAATGCAAAATGATTTAGTTTGTGGAATGACTTTACAAAATCCAGAAATAGAAAACAAAGTCACAGTTATGCCTATCGGATCAACAGCACCTATAAGAAATATAGAAATAAAATCTGTGGCAGTTGTTAAGATTGCAACTAACTTTACTTACCACGGAATTTATTAGTGCAAGTAAGTGCAACTCACTACAAATTAATTAGCATTTAATCACAATATTATTTGACACCTTAGCATATTTTGCTAGTTTTCTTCTATGGAACAGCGAATATCTCTC